AAAGCTGAGAAGGTCAACTTTACTTCTAAGGGTGACCCTGCTCCCCGTGTCATACAGCCACGCTCGCCTCGTTACAACGTTGAGGTTGGTCGGTACCTCAAGTGTTTCGAGAAGAACCTTTGCGTCGGGTTTAAGCGTTTGTTTGGGTATGATGTGATTGTCAAGGGTATGAATGCTGATGAAGTGGGCAACACGCTGGCTGCGCACTGGAGCCACTTCACCAACCCTGTGGCCATTGGGCTGGATGCATCCCGTTTTGACCAGCATGTTTCCCGCTCCGCTTTGGAGTGGGAGCATTCGGTGTATAACGGGCACTTCCAGTCAAGTGAGCTACGTGGGTTGTTGAAGTGGCAGCTGCGCAACCGCGGGATCGCCCGTGCCGATGGCAAGAGGGTGGACTACCGTGTGGAGGGCTGCCGTATGAGTGGTGACATTAACACTGGTATGGGTAACTGCTTACTTATGAGTTCCATCGTCATCGCGTATTGCGAGCAGGTGGGTGTTTCACACCGGCTTGCTAACAATGGCGACGACTGTGTGGTATTTTGTGAGTCAGCAGACCTGTCCAAGTTTCAGGGCTTGGATAGGTGGTTTCTTGATTTTGGGTTCTCATTGACACGTGAAGCTCCCTGCTACAGGCTGGAACAGGTGGAGTTCTGCCAGTTCCAACCTGTCCGTGTTGCCACTGGGTGGCGCATGGTTCGCAACCCCAAAGTTGCTATGAGCAAGGATTGTGTTTCACTTGTTGATTGGAGCACCGAGATCGGATTCCGATCCTGGGCCAATGCTGTCGCTTCATGCGGGCTAAGCCTTACGGCTGGGGTCCCCGTTTGGAACGCCTGGTACACTATGCTTCAACGTGTGGGCAGTGTGGCGCGTGTAGGGGTGACTGACAGTGTCAACAGCTGCGGTGCGGCTAGATGGGGCAAAGGGGTGATTGCTTGCAGTATCACGGATGAAGCCAGGGCTAGCTTTTACTATGCCTTTGGGATCACTCCTGATATGCAGGTGGCCCTGGAGTCACACTATGCTGGTATCGTTGATGTTGAGTCAGTCACCCCTATGGTGTCAGATTCCCCCAGACACGAGCTCGACAAATTAAACCCCCTTACATACACAACATGCCTAAGCCACGCTCTGCCCCCGTCAAGGAAGGTGTGAGGCGTCATCGTACCAAGATGCCCATGCTCACCAATTCAGGAGATCAAGCTGTGGTCAAGTATCAAACACTTGGAGGCAACCTCAGCTCCACTGCTACCGTTGGTGCTGCCGCCTATTCCCGGGCCTATACTCCCGGTAGTGGTGCCGGTCTGCTCAACTCTAGCGGAGCAACAGTTGTTTCATACTACAGCACTGCACGATTCCTGCCTGGCACTACTGTCAAGTGGGAGCCGTCGTGTAGTTTTACGACGAGCGGCCGCGTGATCGTCGGGTTCACTGACAATCCCGAGATCATGACAACTTTGAACACAGCTTATAATACATTTTTGACGTCTGGCTTGATTGCCGATTTCAATGTGTATTTGAACTATGTTCGGAGTTTGGGTTCTGTGATTTCCTTCCCTGTGTGGCAGGAGACGCACGTTCCCTTTCCAACTCGGCTCAGGCGCAAGCGGTTTGACATTAATGTCACCCTTATACCTGGTGTTAACGAGTATGATCGGTCGACTCAGACGTACATGTTCTGCGCCGTCGAAGGCGTGACTCTCAGTACTGGTATTGGGAGTTTCCTGTTTAGGGATCATGTGGATGTCGAAGGTATTACTGGCCTGACCACCTGAGCAGCCATGCATCAGTCACGCAATAGGAGTTACACACAGCAGGACGTTGTGGCACTGGTGGGGACCAGGGACCTATCGTGTTGCTTGCAATACGGTATGCGCACAAGTGTGTGTGGTTAAGTTGCGTGGAAACCTGCGGTTCTCGTATCTCATCCTAGAGATGCGGGGGGCAACTGGCAGTCTGGAGAATCTACT